GTCTCCAACTTGCTCTGTGGGGACCGTGAATTTCTTCTTCTCATCTCTATGCTCTCTTAGTGATTGGTTCGCCGCAATCAGTAGTAGAACTGCTAACGGGTCGAACACAAAAATCAACAGTAAGATAACCCATCTTACTGCTTCATCAAAGTGGTCTTTCGCTTCATCACCATAGATAAGTTCTGCGATATACTTGAGTGGACCTACTTCTGCTTCAAGTGCAATCTGCTCTTTACTTAATACTAGTTTCTCACCTTCTAACTCATCGATATTATTCTGCGCTTCAGTAATGACTGCTTCTAACTCTGCTCGTTCTGCTTTCTGCGATTGACGAACAGCAATAGCACCTTCGGGTCCACGAATACGGTCAAAGTTCATAAGAATTTGCACTGCTTCATCTAACTGTGCGGTAACTTTCGTGGCATCTTCTATGGTAGTTACTTCTCTTGTAATTTTCTGTTCAATTCTTTCGATTACAACAGTATTGTCACCAGTCGCAATGGTCTGGTCTAAGTGTGCTTTTGAGAGAAATCCAAAGATTCCCATTGATGTTATAAATATTAGAACTACCACTGCTAATGTCAAATACGACTTGAGTAGTAGTGGTGTTTTATTCCAGTTCTGATACAACCAAGATGCTGTAACTAGTTTGCCAACTTCTAGCACACCACCCATCAATAAGACGGGTATCTTAGCGGCACTGAATATAGCGGCAAGTCCTAGTAAAGAATATAGTGCGGCGATTGCTGATATCGACAATGCCGATAGTAAAGTAATTAATGCTAGTGTCATAGACGGTCTATTCCTGCTTTACAGATATAGTAAGCATCGACAATATCTGTCACTGGAGAATCCAGTGTGTCCTGCCCCATTATATCTTTTAGTACTAACACATATTTATGTTCTTTCAGAAATGCTTCATACATTGCTTCTTTATTAGCATTACCTTTACCTGTAGCATACTTCTTCACTTCTGCAGGTGAGATTGTACTATAAGTCATTTGATTGCGATACAGACGCATCTTTAAAGCACCTGCATTCTCGCCTATATGAAACACACGACCTTTTGCTCCCATAGCATAATCTTCTATGAATACTTCGTTGATTGCTTGTAGTCCATATGTTGCGCTTTGCTTACTCATGCAACTCATCGCCCAACTAGAAATATTGTGATAGCGTTCTTCTGCACTATCCCATGGTTTATGAAGGTCACCATAGATGTTGTTCCAGGTGCCTTCATATTTCTTTTTGGTTGTTAAGAAATAAAACTGACAGGTAAAAAACGAAATATCTTCACTAGGCGATATACATATCGCCGGACTGCTTAGTGAATAATCGACACCTACATACATCTTATTTCTGAAACTTCAGAGAATATTGTCTGCCATTATGTGTGAATTTTACAACGGAATGACTGTATACAGTTTTCACTTCTTCTTCGTATCTTGTTTCTACTGTGCAAAATCTTGCAGGTTGCGCTTTTGCTTTACTGTTGTTGTGACCTAAGATACCACCAATCACTGCGCCTACTGCACCACCATTGTCTACGTTCTTTGTCACGTTATTACCAATCAGACCACCAATGATAGCACCTGTCAACATATCACCTGACCTGTCGCCTGATACTGTTCTATCTGTACAGACTTCTACCTGATATGGTTTCTTAATGATGACTTGTTTGTTTACATCAGTCACCGTTTGAGCATTTGCTGTTGTTGCAAATAGTGCGAATGCACCAATCAAAATATACTTCATTATAAGTCTCCTTCTTTCCTGTTTTCACTAAAATATGCGTCAAACTCGCCGCCAGGATATCGACTTTCTAGTTTGAACACATTCTCTTTGATTACATCATTAGGGTCTAAATCCAATGCGCTACATGCATTAACCCAATACCAAATAATATCCCCCAACTCTCGTTTGAGGTGAAATATGGTGTCATCATCCAAAGGTTTTCCTTGGAACACACATTTCTTAATAATTTCATTGAATTCGCCTCCTTCACTTGATAGTCCAATACCTGCGGTCAATAATGTAGCAATATTGACTTTATTGTCTAACTGCATTAGTCTACCTTCTAAATTATGTAGACTTTTACTTTCAATACTTGTCACACTTGTCACAAATTTCTGATAATCATCTAGTTTCATTATTAGTCATCCTCTTCAAAATCTAATTCTGTTTCTACTTCTGCGCCGCAAAAGCAACAGGTTTGTACTTCATAGTAATCTTCGTCCATGTCATGTTTTATTTTAAATTCTGCCTCACAACTGGCACAAAAATACGTTCTTGGTTTCATAAATCCCTCTATAGTTTGAAATCTTTAAATGTATCATCTGACACATCTTGCTTGATACCTCCAATAACATAGGATTCAATTTCAGTTTCTTGAGGTGCGTTCTGCAATCCAGAACTATTCAACCAATGCATCGTCCACGGTAGTGGATTGTCACCTGGTTTGATGCTAAAGATAGGGTCAAGTCCAATCGCTTTCATGCGCTTATTTGCTACCCACTCTACATAGTCTGACAGCAATTTCTCATTCAGTCCAATCATCGAACCATCTTTGAAAAGATACTGCGCCCATCTTTTTTCTTCATCTACTGCTTCTTTATATGCTTCATACATCCACTCTTCTTCTTCTTTGATTACTGAAAGCATCTCTTTATCATTTTCAGAGTTCTTAAAGTTCTTAATGATATGTTGCGTGATAGCAAGGTGTTGACTTTCATCTCTCGCAATAAATGAGATAATCTTCGCACTACCTTCCATCAACTTCAACTCACCGAATGCAAATGTACATGCAAATGACACATAGAAACGAATACCTTCTAGAATATTCACCGTTACTAACGCACGCCACAACTTTCTCTTCAGTTCTTTTGATGAACCTTTACCTGTTACTTCGTACTCTCTCGCGTAGTTCATAAAGTCATCATAGCACTTTGTAATGCTATCTGCACGTTCCATGATACGCTTATCATCAACGACAGTATCAAATATTTCTGATGGATCAGAATATAAGTTCTTAATCATGTATGTGTAACTGCGACTATGAATTGTCTCCATGAAGTCCCATGTGATAATGCAACCTTCTAGTTCAGGCAGTGAGCAGTGAGGCAGAAACGCAAGACATGGACCTCGTCCTTGCACACTATCAAGCAAAATCTGATACTTCAAATTAGATGTGAAGATATGCTTTTGTTCGGGACGCAACTCGTTATAGTCATTACGGTCTTTCTGTAATGAAATTTCTTCTGGTCGCCAGAAGAAACCCAACTGCTTTTGCGTTAGTTTGTCAAAGACAGGATACTTAAATTCATCGTATCTTTGCATTCCTTGGTCTTCGCCAAAGAACATTGCTTGTTTAGTAAAATCTACTTTATTCTTATTAAATACGCTTGACATTTCTTTCTCCTATATTGCACATGCGTCACATGCTTCATCGTCATCATTTGATTGTAGTGTAGCAGGTTGTGTTTCTGCAACATTGTCATGCCATCCTATTGAATGCGCTGGTTCGTCATCATCTTTCTTACCATCGTATGTATTTTGATAATAAGATGTTTTCCATCCATACTTATATGTTGTCAACAAATCTTGTGCCATCACTGAGATAGGTACTTCATTGTTTTCATAGTTTTCTGGATTATATGACCAGTTACCGCTGATTGCTTGGTCGAAATACTTCTGCATCATTGCAACAACTTTGATGTAACCTTCGTTGCTAGGCATATCCCACAGTAAAGTATATGCGCTTTTTAGTGTGGTGTACTGTGGAACAATTTGTTTAAGAGTCCCTTTTTTACTTTTCTTAACGGACAGGTAGTCTCGCGGAGGTTCAATTCCATTTGTTTCTCCTGACACAACGGAACTGCTCTCTGATGGCATCTGTGCGGACAATGTTGAGTTCCTAAGTCCATATGCTTTGATGTCTGCCCTAAGAGATACCCAATCACGACTTAGTTTCCTGTTGCATATTTCATCTACTTCTTTCTTGTAAGTGTCGATAGGCAGAATACCATCTGCATACTTTGTTTTATCATAGTATTCGCACTTACCTTTTTCTTGTGCAAGTTGATTAGATGCTTTCAACAAGAAGTACTGAAAACTCTCAGATAACTCATCTACAAGTTCCCATGCTTTAGGGTCGTCATACTTGACTTTATTTCTTGCTAAGTAATGTGCTAGACCTATATATCCAACTCCCAAACTGCGCCTTGCTCTTGTGCTAATCTCTGCGGCAACAACTGGATATCTTTGATAGTCAATAATCTCATCAAGTGAGCGAACTGCTAAGTCACACAAATCTTCTAAGTCATCAGTATTCTTCAACTGACCAACATTGATTGCAGACAGAATACACAATGCAATCTCACCTTCATCATCATCAATATGCTGAATAGGTTTAGTTGGTAGTGTAATCTCTTGACATAAGTTTGACATGTACACTCTATCTTTGAAAGAACTGTGAGTGTTACAATGGTCGATATTCATTAGATAGATACGACCTGTTTCTGCACGTTCTTTTAACAGACTAATCATTAAGTCTCTAGCAGAAATAGTCTTCTTAGGTACGGAATATGCTCTTTCATACTTTTCGTACATTTCATCAAACTCATCTGTGCCGAATGCATCATATAGACCAGGCACATCATGAGGTGAAAAAAGACTAACATCTTCATTTTTTAGAAATCTTTCATAGAACAACTTTGATAACTGAATAGAATAATCAAGTTTACGCACACGATTATCTTCAGAACCTTTGTTGTTTTTCAGTACTAGAATATCTTCAATCTCTTTGTGCCAGATGGGAAAGTGTGTAGTAGCAGAACCACCACGCACACCATTCTGTGTACAACAACGTACAGTCGCTTCAAACTTCTTTAAGAATGGTATAACACCAGTATGTTGCACTTCGCCATCTCTAATCTTTGAGTTGATACCTCTGATACGACCTGCATTGATACCGATGCCTGCTCGTTGAGACACATAGTATCCGATAGCACTATCAGAATTGAAAATAGAGTTAAGAGTATCGTCAACATCAACAAGAACACAAGAAGCGAATTGGCGTATCGGTGTACGAATGCCCGACATGACAGGCGTTGGGATGTTGATTTTGAATGTTGATATTGCATTATAATACCTCTTAATATAGTTCATTCTAGTCACTTTAGGATATTGTGCAAACAAAGTAGCGGCAATGAGAATATACATGAATTGCGGTGTTTCAAATACATCACCATTGCTTCTATCTTGTACAAGATATTTGTCAACGACTTGCTGTAGACCCGCATAAGTAAAATCTAAATCACGCTTATGGTTGACCATATGATTAAGTGCTTGCCACTCATCTTCATTAAAGTAAGTCAATAGTTCTTTATCATAAACACCACGGTCAATGTTGTGCTTTACATGCTCAAGTAAAGGTGGATACTCAAAGTCACCAAATACATTTTTACGCAGTCCATATAGCAATAGTCTCGCGGCGACATATTCATAGTTTGGCGCTTCAAGAGAAATTAAGTCTGATGCAGACTTTACCAAAATTTTCTGAATATCACTCGTTTCAATGCCATCATAGAACTGAATACCAGAATTCATTTCTACTTGTGATGGTGATACACCGTGCAAACCTTCACATGCTTCTTGAGTAATCTTCTGAATTTTTCTAATATCTAATGGTCTTTTTCTGCCGTCAGATTTAACGACATGAATATCTTCTTGTACCATGTTCTCTCCTTATTTAATTCTAAACTGCAAGTATACTAACGGATGCTTTGCTTTAATATTTGGTTGCGTAATCTTACACCAAGGTGTACCTTTTGACACATAAATTCTACCTGGATATGATGCAACCACATCCTCCGGTTCAGTATCATGAAATGTAATATATTCACCTCCCCAATTTTTCGACCATGCTTTAGCAAAACAAACATTAATTACATATCCATCTTCAGGTGCATGAAATGGTGCTGGATAATCATCGTAAGTATATGTGTGTACAGATGGATATAAAATATCTGAGTTCATATATCTACGCATCTCTGGATTATTAGTGCAGATTTCTTGTAAAATTTGCTTGCATATATCCACAATTTCTTCATTAGACTTCTCATATAAATCAATTAATTCAGTATCCATCTGACTTACCATGTTATCATAAAAACACAGTTCTGGTTCTGCTCTTGTTTTATCATACATATGGTCTGCTTCTATTGCATGTTGAAGTATTGACATAATTTATTCTCCGTAACTTTTGGCGAGTTCTGCGCCATGCTTTATTGCATACTCTTCATCGCCATCAACTGTTAATTTATAAGCAAGTGTATATCTATAGTCATGCTGATATAAGCGATTAAAAGAACCCGCTTTGTGTAGCATCCAACCATTGAAGAACACTGCTCGACCTGGTTTAGGTGAGACTGCACCAATCACATCTTCGTTATTATCATAAAATATAGTC